CTGATCGGCCGCGATGGCGCTGGCCAGCCTGGCCTGCTGCAGCTGCTCCAGCTGATCGGCGGTAAGGCCCATGGTCTCCAGCTGGTCGCGCAGGCCGTTGAGCTCGCCGGCACGGCTGTTGCCGATTTCCTGCAGGCGCTTGGACTCGTCGGCCAGCAGCTTGGTGCGCTCTTTCTGCCGCTCGCTCAACTGGATGCTGGCCACGGCCGACTCCAGCATCACCGCCACGCTGCGGCGCTGCTCGTCGGTGAGCTGGCTTTCCACACCGGTGAGCTTGGAAACGATGTCCAGCGCGAACTTCTGGCCCTCGTTCAAGCGGTCGTTCGCGTCGGCCTCCAGGGTAGAGATGGTGATGCGCTCGCGGATGCGCTGCAGCAGCTGGTCGTATTGCTTGGCCGCCTTGCCCATGGCCTCGCCGGCGGCACGCTGCCTGGCCGGCACATCCGGCACGCTGGCCTTGGTGTCGGGCTGCAAGTCCAGCCGGCGCGGGTCGTTGGCGCTGCGGCCGTAGTAGTTGGTAGTTGCACCCTGCCACGCATCGCCGAAGGCCTTGGTCTTTGCGGTCGCCGCGGAGATCTGGCTGGACAGCGCGAAGGCCTCACTCTGCAGCCGCTTGATGTCCTCCACCATGTTGGCGCCGCCCATCTTGCGGTTGACCAGGCTTTGCTTGATGTCCTCCACCATGTTGGCGCCGCCCATCTTGCGGTTGACCAGGCTTTGCAGGCGCTCGATCTCCTGCACCGTGTCGTTCAGGCGCTTGCTGAGTTGGGCCGCCTCCCCCTCGGAGTACACCAGGTTGAAGAAGCCGCCACCCTTTTGCATGGCGTTGAAGCGCTCGATGAAGTGGTTGATGGCAGGCACCAGCTCGAACATGATGGCGCGCTTGGTGGCCAGGCTGTTGGCCTCGAACTCGGCCATGGCCTTGTTGAGCTTTTCCACCTGCTTGGCCTGCTCGGTGGTGACCACCGCCAGGTTGCCGTGCTCTTCCGTCAGGTCGTGCAGCAGCGGCGCCACTTCACGCAGGCTCTTGCCGAACAGCAGCTGCACCAGGCGGGCCTTGTTGGCGTCGTCGGCGTAGCCATCCAGCGCCATGGCCACCTGCTTCAGCGCGTCGGCCGGGTCCAACTTCCTCAGCTCTTCAGCCTGCAGCCCGATGGCCTGCAGCGCGCGGGCAGCGGTGCTTTCGGGGTCGTCCTTGCCGCTGAGCGCCTGGTTCAGCTTGATGAGCGCGGTGTCTACCACCTCCACTGCAGTGCCGGTGCGCCGCGCCACGTCTTGCAGCGCGCTGATCTTCTCCACCGTGGCGCCGGTGGCGTCGGCCACGTCGTTCAGGTGGTCCACAGACTCCAGCATCTGCTTGCCGAAGGCCGCCACCGCGCCGATGGACAGCGCACCGGCCGCACCCACCAGCGCGGCCTTGGCCGCTTCGCCGGCCAGCGACCAGGACGAGGCCACGCGCTGCGCGGCGCGGTCGTTGGCGCGCACGGCCTGGTCCAAGCCCTGCTCCAGCTTGGCCAGGCGGGCTTCGATGTCGATGGACAGGGTGGCGATGGCCATGGTAGTTCAGCTTCCTTCCTGCGTTTGCTGCGGCTTGTGGGTCTTGATGATCAACAGCCGGTCAATGAGCCCGGTGATGTCTTGCACGCCGAGGTAGGCCGCCACATAGGGCAGGCCCTGCCAATCCAGCCCGCCCATGCCGTTGGTCATGAGGTTCCATGCCGTGATGGCCTGGGCGCTGTGTTCGTCGTGCTGTGGCGGCGCCTCGCCCTCGTACTGGATGCCCGCCTGCGCATCCAGCAGGGCGGTCAGTTTCCCGAGGCGGCCGCAATGCGCTGGCGCGCCGCGTTGGCCAGTTCCACCGCCGCCAGGCCCAGCAGGCCCACGGCGTCGGGCCGGTCGGCCAGGTAGGCACGCAGCAGCTCGGGGCTGTAGGGCGCGGGGTCGTCGCTGCCGACACCGGCACCCAGCAGCGAGGCCTGGGTGATGCCGCGCCAGTCGCGCACCAGGCCGGCCAGCAGTTGCGTGGCTTGGTCGCCCTGGCCTTCGCGCAGCGCCTGCACGATGTGGATGGCGGCAAACTGGCTGGGCGTGTCCAGCTGCGCGGCGGGGCCGTCGTTGGCACCCTCTTGCAGCGGCACCCAGCGCAGGCGCTGGCCCTCCAGCTGGGCCAGCAGCGCGGCGGCGGCCTTGTCGTTGGCGGGGCCGCTCATGCCGCGCCGCGCAGGGCAAAGCCCTTCACCTTGACCTGGATGCTGCCGGTGGCCAGCTGGCCGCGCTGCAGCGCTTCACCCGGGCGGCTGGGCTGGCCGCGGAACACGCGCACCGCGCCGTCGCCCAGCGTGACGCGGAAGACGAGATAGCCCTGCGAAATGGAAGCGTCCTCGATGGCCTGCATGACGGCGCTGTTGACCGTCTGGCTGAGCAGGTCGAACTGCACGCTGTCGCTGGCCAGCAGGCCGACCATTTCCTGCTTCACCACGTCGCTGAGGCGGGTGTCGTCCAGCGTGTCGGCCGCGCCGCCGCCGATGCTGTAGCCCACGGACTCGCTGAGCGTGCCCCAGGTGGCCACGGGCGTGAAGGTGCCGCTGGCGTAGGCGCTGAAGCTGCTGGTGTTCAGGCCCTGCAGCTCGAACGTGTTGGTGGCCTGGTTGTAGACGCGGGTGGCCTGGCCGTCCAGCTGCGGCATGCCGCCGCCGGTGGTGGTCCAGTAGCCCACGGTGCCGTTGGCCAGGGCGTGCGCGGCGCTGGTGGCCACGCCGGGCGAGGCCAGGGTGACGGCGGTGACGGTCTTGGCGGCGGCGTAGGTGAGGCCGATTTCCACCTTGACGTTGCGGCCCACTGCGGTGGTCATGTTGATGCTTCCTTTCGGTGAGGGAATGAAAAAACCCGGCACGGTGGCCGGGTTGGTGGGAGAAGGCGCCGCGGCGCCGGTGGGTACCTGGTGCTAGACGGTGATCCAGTTGACGGTGACGACTTCGGCTTCGATGTCGTTGTCAGCGTCGTAGCCGGCGCTGGCCTGCTCGCTGGGTTGGCCGGCGGCGTCCAGCGCGGCCACCACCAGCTCGGCCACCTGGATGGCCTGGGCTCGGCTGTTGCCGATGCACTGCACGTCCAGCGTGGTGGTGGTGCCCAGCAAGGCGTTGCCCAGGCCCAGATCGCGCGTGGTGCTTTGCTTGCTGAAGGCGATGTAAGGCCGCGCCGCGGTTGGCAGCACGGCGTCGATGCTGATGCTGGCCGCCGGCACCACGGCCACCAGGGGCGCATGGGCCAGCAGGGCCGCGCGGAGTTGGGTTTCGGCGCTCACGGCGGGTGGTCAGGGCTGGGCGTTCTTGCTGTTCATGCGCTGGATGCTCTTGGCCAGCGCGGCGGAAATGACCTGCACCGCCTGCCCGGCGCGGCCGGCGGCGCGCTGCAACATGCGGAATGCGCGCATGGGCGCCACGGCCCGGCGGCCCTTGGCCTGGCCGCGCGCGGCGCGCCCTGCCCGGCCCTGGCGGCCGAACTCCAGCCAGCGCCAGTAGAAGGGGTCGAAGGGGTTGAAGGCCCCGCGCGCCAGGCGCTTGGCCGGGCGCACGTTGACGAACACGCCCACATCGCCCGCGCGGCGCGCGCGCTTGCTGGTGCGCACATTGATGGCGTCGCGCACGGTGCCTGGCTTGCGGATGAGCTGGCCCTGCCGCCGCACGGGCACCGCCAGCACCGGGGTGAGGCGCCGGGCCTCGTCTCGAAACACCCGGCCGCCCGCGGCCAAGCCGTTGCGGATGGCACGCACGCGCAGCTTGGCCGGCAGGCTGCGCAGCGCCTCGGCTGCGGCTTGCTGGCCGGCCACGGTGCAGACGAAGGGCGAGTCACCGACCATCGCGAACCCCCTTGACGCACATGAGCTCCAGCACCACGCGGGCGCCGTCCACATTGATGGGCTCGCCCACGATCTCGTAGGGCTCGCCACGCCACAGCACGCGCATGGAGGCCAGCACGCCGGCGCGCCAGCGGATGCGGAAGCGCACGTCCAGCGCCTGCTGCATCTGCCCGGAGGCGAAGAACTCGCGCCCGCGCAGCGGCTGGGCCTGGGCCCAGACGGTGGCCACGCCGGCCCAGGCGCCAGCCGCCTCGCCCAGGTCAACCGACACGCCAGCAGCGCGCTGCTGCAGCGTGAGGCGCTGGTCCAGGCTGCCGGATTTCAGCGTCACCGAACCCATCATCCACCCACTCGCACTGCGTCGTTGGCCCGCACGAGGCCAGGGTACAGATCCGCCAGCGGCCGCCCGGCCGGCGCCTGCCTGGCAGCGGCATCTGCCTGCGCCAGCTGGATGCCGGCGCGCAGCGCTTCCCACACCGGCGGCCGCGCGCACGCGAATGCCACCGCCAGCAGCCGCGCGGCGATGCGCTCGTCCAGCGGAACCATGAGCATCACGGCGCCAGCTCCCGGCACACCGCAGCAGTGCCGCCAACACTCGGCACCGCGCACCAGGTGGTGGTCCCGGCGATGACACGGCGCGTGCAGTCGCAGGTAGCGCCAACGGGCGCGCGGGTCGGCAGCGCGGTGCCGAGCGTGTAGGGCATGGCTTGGCCGACGAGGGCGCGCGTGGGCCGCGAGGTCTGGCCGGCAAGCGGTGCGACGGTCCACGGGCCTGCCGGCGGCACGTAGCTGGCCGCTGCAGCCGCGAGTGCCGGGCCGAACTCTGGCGAGCGCAGCGGGCGATCACGCAAAGCCAATGCTGCCGCCATGTCCTGGCGCCACACCGCAGCCGTGAGCGCGTCCAACGCGCCAGCAGCCAGCGCGGCCGGGGCCACGCAGGCCTGAGCGTAGGACCACGGCGCATAGCGGTCGGCCGAGCGGCACGCCCAGCTGATGCACGACGCGGCGCCGGCCGCCACAACCTGCACGCCACGGCCGGCGGCCCACGGACTGCATGCTGGCGGCGCGTCCTGGGCCTGGGCAAGCAGTGGGATCAGAAGGACAGCGGCGCGGATCATGCCGATACGTCCACGATGAGCGGCGCGACTCGTGGCACCCACGAGTACACGCCGCGCTTGATGTAGTCGGCCGCCACGCCAGGCTGCGCGTATCCCAGCGGGCCAGCGTAATCCAGCAGAAGCACACCATTGCGCCGCACGCGCAGCCAGCCAAAGCCCTCGGGCTGCGCCTTGCCTTCGATGGACCAGCGCGCTGAGATCGCTCCGACACCTTGCCGATAGGTCGTGACAGCCGCTTTGACGACAGGCGCGCTAACGTGGTGACGCCACACGATATCGGCCCGGCCGTCCTGGCACTCCAGCGCGACGATGGGATTCAGCGCACCCACGTCGGCGCCATCGTGGAGTTGCCACATGAGGTACGGCACCCCGGCCGATGCGGACACCACAGCCACGTCGAATGACGCCGAGAACTCACTGCCCTTCGGCACGTATGGACCGACCATCTCTACCCGAGGCTGGTCAGGCATCAACGTCAGGCGGTAGCCGGAGGCCGTGACTTGTGCTGCGCCGCCCACAGCGGCGGTAGGCTGCCAAAACATGGTCACGTCACCCCCAGTCCGCGGTAGCGTGCCCACTCACCGATAGACCCAGCGCCACCGATCTGGCCGAATGAAACTGCCGCCTGTACGGCATCAGCGAACTGCTGGAATGCGCCGATTGGCCACTGCACCGTGGCATATGCTGACGCATCCAACAGGTGCGCCATGCCGACCTGATCCACACCGTAGTCGATGCACTCTTGCAGATAGGACAGCATCGTCCCCGCTGTCGTCGCGCTGCCGAGCTGATAGGTCGTGGAAAACTCGCGCACCGGCAACCCGGTCAGAAAGTCGCCGCGGAACAGCGGCTCACACGGATCAGCGCACGTCAGCCGATGCACGCGCGCACCATCAGCCAGCAGTGCATCGGCGCCAGCCGCAGTCGATATGCCTTGCACGCACGGGTGATAGTACGGGGCATTCAGATAGCCCCGCTGGAACAGGTCCCACTTCATCGTCCGATAGTCGGAGAGGTAGGCGGCAAGACCGGCAACGCTGATGTTCGTGTTAGTGACGTTGTGGCTTGAGATCTCGTGGCCAGCTGCCGCCAGGACAGCCAAGTCAGCCCATGAAAATGCGCTGCTGCCATAGGCCGGTAGCGCCGCAGCCGCGTTGTTCGTGATGCCGCTCTGATTGACACCAAACGAGCAGTGCATGCCTCGTGTCGCCAGAATGTTGCCGATGGTCGCCAGCGACACGGTTTGATCGTCGGCCGTCCACACCCAATAGCCTTTGGTCTTTTCTGGCATGTATAGGCCATCTACCCAGAAATTGACCGTCGCTCCTGCGGCAACGTAGAAACGGAAGCGATACTGCCTGATCGTGTCAGTTGCAGAAACCGTGTCAGTGACCGTGTTGGGGCCGGGGAACGTGGAGAACACCATTTTTGTGGCGTTCTGGTAAGTCGAAGGGTAGTGAGCGCGCCGCCAGTAGGCGGCCAAGCCAGAAGTCCCGACGAACGTTGACAACTCCGTGCAATTGGCCGGCGTATCGACTGCCAGCCGGAAGACCAGCCTACGCCCATTGCCTTTGAAGTTCGGGATGTAGATATCGCTTGAACCGCTCTGGATATCCACGTAGCGCGAAGCCCCCGCCGTATTGACGATGTTGACCTTCAGCGCCGTCCCACCCAAAGGACTTGCGGTATCAATCGACATCGTGCCGGTGATGTTGGCGTCCTGGTTGATGAGCGTGAGCCCCGACGTTTCGGAGAAGCCGCGCACAACCATATGCCGAGGAACGGAAGCGCCGACTCCGCCCAGCGCCTGAGGCGCCGATGTAGCCCAAGGGCGGGTCGCAGCGCTTTGAATCCCAGCCCCCGCCGCCACCGCCTGCAGCACTGCTGCTTGTGCCTGGGTGAGGTCTCGGTACACCGGCAGCGCCTCGCTGTAAACCACCCCACCGGTGGTGTCCGTCGTGGCGTTCTTACCCGCCACCAGCGCCGCCTCGGTGGCGCTGTCCAGCGTGACGATGGAGTTGGCAGGCCACTTGCCGTAGGGAGCCAGAAACTTGATGGTCATGTCGTTCTGCCTTTGTTCATGCGCCGCTACAGCGTGAAGACGCGCCAGCGGTCCAGGAGGAAGTTGATGTGCTCGTTGGCGTGGATGGGCTGGCCCGAGCTCCACGCGCCGCGGTGCTCGTACAGCGCGCCCAGGCGCAACTTGATCCAGGCCTTGATGAGTTCCGGCACGGCGGCCGCGTCGGCCCAGCCGGCCACGAAGGTGACGCGCACGGCATCTTCCTGGTACCTGACGGCCGGCCAGGAGCCACCCACTGCGGGGCGCAGTTCGTGGTGCAGGCCGGCTTCCACCAGGCGCCAGGCTGGCGCGGCCAGCGTTTGCGTCGCGCCAGCGGTGTCCACGTACTGCACCGATTCCACCGCCGTAACGAGCGGCCGGCGCAGCGGCACAGCGTCTTCGAAGGCCGCTGCGATGTAGCGCCACTTCTGCGGCATGATGGCCCGCTGCATGACGTGCTCAGCCTCTTGCGTGGCTGCGTTGATGAGGCTGGTGATGAGCGTGTCTTCGTCGGCTGCGTCCACGCGCAGGTGCAACTTGGCCTCGGCCAGGCTGACCGGCAGCGTGTTGGCGGCCGGGGCCTCTTGCAGCAGTAGGGTGCCCATGGGCGGTTACTGGTTCTGCGGAAGGGTCTTGGCGAAAGCCACCGCTTCGGGGTGGTCGTCCACGATGCCGGCTTCCTTGGCCGCCTGCAGCTCGGTGGCGGGAAGGCTGGCCATGTCGTCGGGCGCGCCGTAGGCGCAATGGCAGAGCACGCGCACCGCGATGGTCTTGGCCGCCTTGGTCTGGCGTGCGTTTTCCTTGGCCGAGCCCTTGGCGTCTGCCTCAGGCTGGTGGCTGGCTTGTTCGTGTTGCATGGCTGTTGCTCCTGTGCTGGCGCACGGGCCGGCGGCCGCCCCACCGCAGTAGCAGCAGGGCGGCACGCCGGCTGCGCGTTCAGGTGGCGCTGTTGCGGTACGTGACCACGGACGCCAGATCCAGCAGGTTGCCGCCGGCACGGGCCCAGCCCAGGAAGCCGACCTGGCCCTTGCTCATGTAGGCGCTGTCGTCGAAGCGGAACAGGGTGACATCCATGGCGTCGCGCACCATGTAGTTGCCCAGCTGGCCGAAGGCCAGGCTGTAGGCGTTGGCGGCGGGCACGGCCACGTCGTTGTTGATGACGACTTCGTAGCCCAGCAGCAGGTCGGTGCGGCTGTCGCTGACGCCGGCGTCATAGCTGGGGGTCCAGATCGGGCGGCCGGCCGTGTCCTTGATCTTGCGGACCACGCGGCGCATGGTCTGGCTGAACATGAACTTGGGCGGCGCGGAGGCCTCATCGGTGTAGGCCACGTCCACGGCGTCCACGATGTCCACCAGGTCGTCGTAGATGATGGTGGTGGTCTGGCCCGTGGCGCCGGTCTTGCCCACGGAGGCGGCGGTGATGACGCCGGTGGGCTGGCTGGTGCCGGAGCCGGTGGTGAACATGGTGTTCTGGTACCGGCCGATGCGGTCGCGCATGCGCTTGAAGACCAGCGCCTGCACGTCGATCATGCTGTCTTGCAGCAGTTCGATGGGCACGGCGATGATCTTGGAGCTGAACTTCGAGGTGGCCAGGTCGCGGGTGCCGAACACGATGTCGGCCGCCGCCGCCGGCTGGTTCTGCGCCACGATTTCGCCGGTTTCGCTGCGACCGTCCGTGGTGGGATAGCCCAGCGGGCCGCCCTGGCTGGTGACGATGCGCTCGGCCACACGGCGCATGGAGCCGTAGCTCTTGAGCTGGTCCACCAGGCTCGCGGCCACGTCGGTCTTGACGGTGAAGCCGCCTTCGCTTCCGGTGGTGGTGCTCATGGTGTTGCGCACCAGGGTCACTTCTTCCACGGACATGTCGCGCACGCTCTTGCGCAGGTAGATGTCCAGGGCGCGCTGGGCTTCGGTCTTGGGCTGGGCTTCGGCGCGCTGGGCGTCCTTGAAGTTGCGGCGGGCGTCGGCGTCCAGCGCGCGCTGGTGCGCTTCGATTTGCGTTTGCACGCGCTCGGCTTCGTCCATCAGGCCGTCGAACTTGGCCTTGTCTTCGGCGGACCAGACCGCGCTGCCCTTTTCGGCCAGCAGGTGGTTGGCGGACTTGTTGAGAGCGGCGTGGCGCTCCCGCAGGGCTTGGATGCTCATGTCGTTTCCTTTCGTGGTGGTGATGAGCTGGCAAGAAAAGGGGCCGCCGGGTTGCCCGCGGCGGCCCTTGGTCTGGAGCAGGAGCGCTTCAGATGCTTTGTTGCAGCAGCGCGAGGCGGCTGCGGTTGAGGCGTTGCTGGCGTTGAGCCAGTTGCGCGGGGTCTTCGGCCGGCGGCGTGGGCGCGGCGAGCTTGGGGGCGTTGGCGTAGGCACTGAGGTTCCAGCGCGCGGCGCTGGCGGCGGGCTGGTCTTGCGGCTGGGCGGCCTGGAGCACTTCGTCCACGAAGCCGGCGGCCAGAGCTTCGGCTGCGTTGAACCAGGTTTCGGCGTTCATCCAGGCTTGCACCTGGTCCAGGGTGGCGGCGGTCTTGCGCACGTAGTCGGCGGCGATGGTGCCGTCCACCTTGCGCAGCAGGTCGGCGGTGGCGCCGAGGTCAGCTTCGTTGCCCCAGGCCATGGTCCACGAGCGGTGGATCATGAACAGGCCCGAGTCGGCAATCTGCACGCGCGAGGCGGCCAGCGCCACGCGCGTGGCGGCGCTGGCCGCCACGCCGTCGATCACGGCCACCACCGGTGCAGTGTGGGCCGCGATGGCGCTGGCCATGGCAGTGCCTTCGAACACGTCGCCGCCGGGACTGTTGATGTGCAGCTGCACGGGGCGGTCGCCGGCGGCCTTGAGCGCTTCCACCAGCGCGGTGGCGGTGGCACCGAACCAGGGGTCGATCACGTCATACAGGTAGACGTGCGCCTGGTCGGCAGCCACTTCGGTGCGGATGGGCTGCGCCTGGCCTTCGGCGCGGGCGTTGTCGCGCATCAGCTGCAGCAGCTTGGGAATGGACTTCATGGCGCGGTGGCTCCTGTGGTTGATGCGGTGTCGCGCTGGGCGCGGTACGGCCGGTTGAACTCTTCGCCGGGAATGGGGCTCATGTTGAGCAGGCGGCGCACTTCGTTCACTGCCATCCAGCCGTCGCCCGTGCCGGGGCCGCCAACGGCGGCGCGGAATGCTTCGGACTGGGCCTTGCTGTCTCCGCGCAGCAGGCCAGCCAGCTCGAACTCGAGGAACTGGCCAGCGCGGCGGAACAGCTTGCGGTTGAGCTCTTCTTCCCAGCGCGCGAGCATGGGCTTGATGCTGTAGCGCACCCAGCCGATGGTGATCTGCTCCACACCGGTGCCCCAGGAGCTGGTTTTCTCGCTGTCGCCGATGATGATGGGCGGGACGCCGAGCGCTTCGCAGATGTCGGCCTTGCTGAAGCGCATGCTGGCCAGCAGTTCCATGTCCACCGGGCTGATGCTGAGCTCTTTGGCCTGGCCGCCTTCGGTCATGATGAGGGGCAGCTTGCGGCCTTCGCCGCCGCCGTAGATGGACGTGAATGTGTCGCGCAGGCCCTGCACTTGCGCCGGGTCCATCTTGTTGGGGTAGGTGAGCGCCACTTGTGGCATGCCGCCTTCACCGATGGTCTTGCCGACGAAGCGCGCCGCAGCCAAGGTGTTGCCGATGCTGTTGCGGGCCGCCCACTGGATGGCGCTGAGGGACTTCTCTCCGTCGAAGCCGAAGCCAGTGAAGTGCAGCATGTCGTCTTGATCGACACCGTAGGTGCTGCCGGTTTCGGGGTCGTGCACGTCGTAGACGAGACGGTCGCCCTTGCGGCGCGCACGGGCGTTGTCGGGGTGGTGCACGCGCAGGCCGATGGCCTGCGGCCCATTGCGCAGGATCTCGGTGTGCTGGTCTCCGCGCAGCGCGACGCAGCGCACGATCCACTCTTTCCAGCTGGCCGCCGTCCAGGCCGGGCTGGGGCTTTCGTTCAGCATCCACCACAAGGGCGTGGGCTGCAGGCGTTCCCGGTCGCCGCCGGCGGCCAGACGGTACTGGTGCACAGGCAGTTGGGAGACTGCACCGGACAGCTTGCTGAGGCAGGCGTAGACGGTGCCCACCAACATGGCGGTCTGGTCGTTGACGGGCACGCCGGAGTGGCTGGGCAGGTGGCCGAAGATGCCCAGGCGCACGGCCTCTTGCGCGCTGAGGTTGTCCAGATTGGCGTTGGCGATGCCAGCGCGCTGCGCAGCGCCCGGCGTGGACGCCAGCCAGGACATGAGCGTCTTGGAGGTGTAGGCCTTGGCTTTCAGGTCGAACTGGTTGGCGGGCATGGTGTGGCTCATGCGTTCAAGTCGACGAAGGCCTGCTGGTGCGACTTGGGCCCGGCCTGCGCTATGGCGCTGGCGTGGGCCATGACCGCGGCCACGGCCAGGTCGATGCGGCCGGTGGCCTTGACCTTGTTGAGCTTGCGGTTGCCAGCGGGGTCGGTGTCCACCACGGCGTTGGCCACGCAGTTGGTGAGCACGGGGTGGCCGTTGTGCCGCACGGTGCGGTTGAGGATGGCGGTCTCGAAGGCGTCGATGGCCGGGCTCATGTCCTTGAAGCCTTGGCCGAAGGCGACCATGGGCGGTAGGGTGATGCCTTCGTCTTGCGCGAGCTGGTTGAAGTCTTCGATGCGCCAGCGGTCGTAGGCGACGGCCAGCATTTCGAATTGCTCGAAGATCTGCACCAGGCGGCGCAGCACGAACAGCTTGCTGACGGCTGCGCCGGGCGTGGTTTCGAGGTAGCCCTGGCGCACCCAGGCGGCGTAGTCCACGCGGTCGCGCTTGACGCGATCTTCGAGCCCGTCTTCGGGCAGCCAGGCGAAGGGAAAGATGCTCCAGGGCTCGCCGGGCTGCTGTGGCTCGACCAGCAGGACGAGGCCGGTAAGGTCGGTGGTGCTGGAGAGGTCCAGGCCGGCCACGGCGCGGCGGCCGCGCAGTTGCTCGAGCGTGAAGTCGGCACGGCAAGGTTCCCACACGGCGGACGAGAGCCACGGGTTGATGGCGGCCGTCCACTGGCAGAAGTTGAGGCGGCGGACGATGGCCTCTTTGGCGGGCATGCCGCGGGCTTCGGTGACTTGCTCGCGCAGGTATTTCAGGCCGGGCAGGTCGGCAAACTGCAGGCTGGGGTTGGCCTTGGGCCAGCAGGCCTCGTCGGCCAGGGGGTCGTCGCCTTCGTCCAGGCCACAGACGAAGCCGAAGAAGGCATCGTCTTGCAGGGCACCGGCGGCCACCTTGGCGGCATAGTCGTGGTAGATGCCGCATGGCGTGTTGGCGCCGCTGCCGCTGTTGGTGATCATGAAGATCAAGGCCTGGCGCCGGCTCTTGGTGCCAGCGCGCATGAGCTCCACCACCTGGCTGGTCTTGTGCTCGTGCACCTCGTCGATGAGGGCGATGTGGGGGCGCGGGCCGGATTGGCCGTCGTCGGCGCTGATGGGCCGGAACCAGCTGCCGGTGTGGCGGTAGCCGAGGTTCCAGACGTTCTCGCCGCTGCCGCTGGGGATGAGGCGCTTGAGCAGCTCGGGGCTTTGCTGGTACATGGCCACGGCGTCGCGGAAGAGGACCATGGCCTGGTCTTTCTTCGTGGCGGCGGCGTAGATCTCGGCGCGCATTTCGCCGTCGGCGGTGAGGCCCTTCATGCCAACGCCGGCGGCGAGCGGCGACTTGCCGCTGCCCTTGCCGGTTTCGACATAGGCGACGCGGAAGCGGCGTGGCCAGTCGTTGCGCTTGGGGTCGAAGGCCTGCCAGCCGTAGAGGCTGCCGACGATGAAGGCTTGCCAGCCCTGGAGCATGAAAGGCAGGCCTTCGTAGTTGCCGCCATTGAGACACAGCACCTCTTCGAAGAAGGCGATGGCTTCGTTGGCCGCTTCGAGGTTCCAGCGCAGGCCGCGGGCGGGGCCTTCGGTCAGGTCGCGCAGGTGGCGGGCGCAGGCGGCACGCACGTGCGGGCCTGCGATGGTTTCGCCGCTGAGCACGCTGTTGCAGTAGGCGGTGGCGCGGTCGACCGGCGGCGCAGACCTGCGCGCGGCGCGCTTGCGTGGCGCGGCCGGCTTGGTGGTGCGCTCGATGGTGGCGGCGGTCATTGCTGGGCGCCACCGAAGAAGCGGCCGGGACCACTGGCGGGCGGCTGCTGGTTGCCGAAGAGGTCGCCCTGCAGGTTGATCAGCACGCGGCTGCGCGCGGCGGGGTCCATGCCGAACTTGGCCATGAGCGTCTCGGCGCGCTTGCCGGCCATCTGTTGCGCGACCAGCAGTTGGTCCAGCATCTGCCCGCCCTTGGGGCTGGTCTTGGTGAAGCTGCCGCCGCGCTCTTGGCGGGCCTGGCGGTAGTCGGCCACGGCGTCGCAGAGCATTTCTAGCGCGAGGGTGTCCACCACGGTGAGCACCTGCATGTCGCGCAGCTTCTGCGCCACCTCGCGCCAGACCGCGGCCGACTCGGGCGCCAGCGACGGCGGCGGGTTGAGGTCGTTGAGCAGCGGCGGTTCGGGCTCGTTGCTGTTGCGGCGGTCCGCGCGGTCGGTGCCCGTCACCAGCTTCAGCGCAGATGGCTTGCGGGGCCTGCTCACCGGAAAGCCCCCCCCTGCCCGTTTTGACATCCTGCAAACGCAGG